CTGCTCCTCGAACGCCTTCTCGATCTCATCGTCGATCGTGGTCTTGTTGGCATCCGCCAATTCCTGGAAGATAGCCATCGCCTCTTCCTCAGTGAGCACCTGGAGCTTTGCCGGTCGCCTATTGAGAATCGTCTTGAGATCGTTGGAGTTCTTGATTGCATCGAACGACACGAACTGCGACAAGTTGATCGGCTTGCGTGAACGTGGCAGACACCTTCCGACGTATACGCCGGGGGCGGTCATGAACTGTAGGCTGATCTGAGTCTTGCTGATGTTCTGAACCCAAATATCGGATTCAGTTTTAAACAACTCGGTGAAACTGACATAGCTACGCTTTCGCATTTTTGCCTCCCTTTCGGAGTGTTCGCCGATCACTATCCGACCTTTCATCTGGATAGTGAAAGGGTTGGTTGTGAGAATAAACGCCTTACCCCGTGCAAGCAGACTTCTTGCCCGCGCAGGGTGTGTGTAAGATACGAATTCACGATTTGGTCCAATGACACGCACAGAATGCTTCGAGTCCTTGACTGTGCCAGGATTCGACATCTTACTAACGCTGGTATCCCAGGAAAAGACCGAAGTATTGATGCATTTTCATCCCCGTTTCCGGGCTCCTCTTGCGAGGGTAAAAATTGCCCCCCCGGTTTTACCCGGGGGAGACTTCTAAGGCAGAAAGTTAAGTGATTACGATCACTTAGCCCCCTTGGCACAACTCTTGCTATTCGGCAAGGCGAATCCGATCTCCTCGATGAACGCCCAGCCTTTCGAGGTCCGACCATTCGGGAACTCGTTAAAGGGCTCCGAGAACAGCTCGATGCGGATTCCCATCTCGCCCAAGTAGTCCGGACCAGTGCAAGCGTAGAACGTGCCAGCGGGAATAACTTCCTGCTGACCCGTGCCAGCCGCAGTGAGAATGCGAGCGTTCATGAAGTTACCGATGTAACCACTGAGCAGCAACTCGCGCTCGGTGACAGGATCAACGGCAGACGACATGTTCTTGATCACATCGGACATCTCAGCACGATTGATGAGGAACTGGTCGACCAGCAGCCGGTGACGCTCCACCTGATACCGCACGTCCTCGAACGCCGCCACACCCAGCGTAGCGTAGGTCGTGGTCGCATTGATCGTGGTCGAAGCGGAGTCGATGATGGAGATGGCACGCTTGTCCTCAGCCAGCTCGATCTCCTGCCGCGCAGTGTCCTGAGCACGATCGAGCACGTCGAAATTGAGCCTGTAGATATCGGAGATATCCACAACCGGGAACGACGTGATCTTCGTCTCGTCCGGGAGCACGTACTTGCTGTTGATGACCGCGCGCGGGGTCTTGCCGTCCTGACCGACCACCCAAGCAACCGAACGGATGTCGAGCGGGATACGGAACAGCTCCGCCTGCGCCAGCTTGCGAACACGGAACACCTTACGAGCGAAACCCTCGTAATCCAGGATGTCCTTGATCGGCAGAGCAAGCTCCTGACCGATAATGTGGAACCCCTCGGGGTCCTTCATGGCAGCCGCGAGAACCTCTTTACGAGCCTCCTTCGACATGCCGTCATTCTCACGCGCCTTGCGAGCGAACGCGAGGTCGCCGCCACGCGCGACGTTGTTGAGCAGGTGGTACGCCTGGGTGAGCGCGTCCTTCTTGGAGACCGCGTTAATCTCGCCCTTGTCGTCGAACATGCGCCGACGATCCACGTTGGTGCGTGCAGCACGCCGCACCGTACCGTAGTCATACCGCTGCGGGTTGAACTCACCGCGCCCATCAAACAGAGCCTCTTCTCGACGAGACTTCAGGTTACGAGGAGCACGAGCCTTCCGACGCTGGTTAGCTCTCGGCTTCGGAGCCGGCTTTCGGCTAGCGGAGCGGCGGCTTGCAGCAACTTTGGTGTAAGGATTAGACATATTACTAGCCCCCTTAGCCGGTGAAGGTGACGCCCAGATAGGGATCGTCAGCAGTTGGGAGTTGGAAAACCTTACCGACCGTAACACCACCCGTAGCTGACGTGGTGAAATACCCGTCAAGCGACTCGGCGGTGGCACCCGCGTAGAGCGTGGCGTTGATCGTGTAGGTCTCGCTCGGGTCGTACTGGGAGGTAAACAGGGTAGCCCGCCCGGTAATGACCGTAATGCGATCGTCCTGAATGGTGACGTCGTCGGTGTCCAGCCAGAAGTTGCGCCCCTCTTGCAGCTCATCTGCCGAAGTCAGCGCATACTGGTAGTTGACGTACACATAGCCACCGTCCGGAATCGTGGTGGTACCAACGCTACGAGTAATCGTACCGTTGACGTAGCTCACCGTGTAGTCCGCACCAGCACCCTCGGTGTACGCCGCGCCGGTCAGAGCCGCCGCAACACGAACACCAAGAACCGCACCAGCGAAGGTCTTGAGATTAGCGTGAGCCAGGTTGGTCGCCACACCAGCATTCAGCTGGATGTACTCGCCGACCACGGTCGCGTAGCGCGAGGTGGTCTTGTCGAACTTCGCAACGCCGTACACGCTCGCGCCAGTGCTGAGGATAACCTCCTGGCTTGAGTTCAGCGCAACGATCTGTCCCGCCCGGAACGTCGCCGAAGAATTAGCCGTATAGTTGCCGAAGTCGTCGATGTACTGGCTCCGCTTGAGATCCAGTCCAATACAACGCTGGGCACCTACCTGATAGGCTTCCCATCGAGGATCTACCATCATAGTATGTTACCTTTCATCGTTAAAGTGCCTACGCAAACGCGCCTAGCCCCTGAAGATCCCGAGGTCCCTGTTCACTCGTGAATCCCTGCCGGAAAGCGCGTCCCGCAGACTGTCTTGTTTATCTTTAGGTCGGGCAGTGGCGACCTTACCATTCATTCCAAAGTTGCCCTTACTGGCTGCACGCCGCATCTTAGCCGACCGAGCCTCCCGGCTTGGCTTGGTGGGAGCGGGTGAAACCTCCACGGCAACAGGATTCAAATTTGCGAGGTCCGTCTCGACGTCCTCCAGGTACTCATCGGACTTCTCCATGAGGTCTGCCGTGCGGTCCATCAGGCGCAGCACGAAGTCATCGTGCCCCTCACTGGAGATAAGCTCGGTGAGTTGCACAGCGATATGCTCCGGCATCGGGCGGAACAAGTCACCGTTCTCGAACTCGATATCGTCTGACATGAGAACATCCGCGGAAGCGATCTTCCAAGGGTTCTCGTCGTGGTTCAGAAGCATCCGGCGAGAAGCAACCCGCATGCACCGCGAAAACTTCTTGACGAAATTCTCCTCAGCCTTCTTGAGGCGAGCAGCATACAGCTTCCGGTAGTCGGCTTCGATCTTCTTGGCGGTCTTGAAATCCACCTCGTCGGTCTCGACCGTGCTGTCCGGGGGAGTCTCCACCGGCTCATCCGCCAGGTCGTCGCTCTCGGCAGTCACATCGTCGGTGCCCTTGTCCGGAGTCTCGTCAGACACGAAATCCGCGGCGTCGGTAACATCGCCGTCAGCAGCCTTCTTCACTACCTCGTAACGAGCAACCTTGGTCGGCTCGTCCTCGATGTCGTCGTCCGCCTCGGCTTGCACGTCGTCGCCAACGTTCTTTTCTTCCATATCCTCGCCGGTAAACACATCCTCCGCCTCGTCGAGCACACCCTCGGTAGCCGGAGCCTCGGGCATCTCCTCGGTAACCGTCTCAACGTCGTCGTCCACACCCGCAGTGTGCAGCATCCGCCCACCAAGCGTGGAAGCTGCAACGGCAAAGCCCTTGTTGACCGCCAGCCCGTATGCCCGATTCGCCAAACGAACCATCGCCAGCTTGCTCTTCTTGGTCTTGTCGTCCGGGGTAATCAGGAAGATGGGACCATAGTCCTCGTGGTACGCGATGATATTCCGCTCCGCAGTGACCTTCACCCGGACCTTCTTGGCGCGCAGCGAAAGAGTCGGGTCGATCTCCTTCTCGTCAACACCCATCTCGTCCATGGACGGAGCCTTCTTATCGTCCTTGTCCTTCTTATCCTTGAGGTCTTTCATGTCCCCCTTGCCGGGACCATGAGGACCCTTACCGTCCATCTTGGGTCCATCACCCTTGCCAGGACCACCACGACCCTTACCGGGCATCTCGTCCTTCTCGTCGTCCTTCTCGTCGTCCTTCTTGTCCAAGCCCATCTGAGCCTTGGTCTTGCGCACGCGAGACAGCACCTCTTTCTTTTCTTTCTCCATATCGGGCTTCTCCTTAGGCTTGTCGTCGTCCTTCTTCTCGAACTTCTCCTCTTTTTCCTCTTTCTTCTCGTCCGCCTTATCCTTGATCTCAGACAGCTCCTCTTTCTCTTCGACATCCTTCAATTCCTCGACACCCTTGTCGAGATTCTCGATAATGCCCTCTTCCTTCTCCTCGTGCTTCTCCTCGTGCTTCTCCTCGTGCTTCTCCTCGTGCTTCTCCTCGTGCTTCTCATCCATCGCCCCCTCAGGCTCGTCCTCGTGCTCCATGAACTCCACGATCAGCTCATACGCCTCCTCGGCGTCGGCACCCTGAAGTTTCCCCAGCAGCATCTCGATCCCCGCCGGAGCCGCAGACGCGAACTTGTAGTTCTTCATCTTCGACTTGGAGAGCAGATCACGGGTCTCCCGTTCGATGGTCGCCCGTTCGTCAGCAGATAGCTTGACCTTACCGGCAGCGGCGATCTCCTGAATAGTATTAAAAAGCTTCTGATAAGGCTGTGCCATTTTATAGCTCTCCTGGAGTTAGCAACCCTCAAGATGACGGTTCACCAGCTTCACAAGAGAAGCCGGCATCGTCTTGGCGTTCCGCACCATGTACTTCACGATGTCTTGAAGGTCGTTCGAAGACATCTTGTTCAACGTCTTTTCATTGATTTCGAGAAGACCATCCTGAATCTCTGCGGTCTTGTCCGCCG